GACACGCACCAGGCCGGGCACCGTCAGCCCGGCCTTGTGGCCCTTGAGCACCCGCTTGATCGCCAGGCGCGCCTCGCGCAACGCCTGGGCGGCGTCCCTGCCGCGCGCCATCGGGACGATGTTCACGGTCCACTCCTCCACGACACTGCCCGGCGACCGGTCTCGTTCCACGGTGTCCCCTTCCTGCAGGATGATCAGCCGTTCGGGCTCGTCGCTGTCCTCGGCGTCGAGCACCCCGGCCACCCAGTCCTCACGGACGGCGTCGCCAAACGCCGGTACCGCGGCCAGCAGGTCCAGCAGTTGGCCGATGACCGCGGTCTGTACATCGATCACGTCGCTCATTCGGGCACCACGTAGAAAGTGATCCAGTCGCCGTCGTCGGCATGGATGCCGTCGATGCGCCAGACCTGGCCATCGGAATCGAGGAACGCCCCCTTTCGATCAAGGGGCTGCAACACGGCCTTGCGGCACGCAATGGTCCGGTACCGATCCAGGGTGCCGGCCTCCATGCGCTCAACACCTTCCTCAACGATCACCGCAGCATTGCCGACCTGCCGGCCAGAGCGGTCCAGGTAGCCAAACTCACCATCGCCGAGGACGTCGGCGATGATCTCGTCCATGTCGGCGACCAGTTCAGAGAAACCCGCCACGGTCAGAGGGTCAGTTCGCGCACCGCCAACGGGCGGGTGCACAGGTGCAGCGGGTTCGATTGCGCTTCCCCAGCCACGCCTTTGTCGAAGGGCAGACGCTCAAGCTTGGCGTAGTACGGCAGGCCTTCGGTGTTGACGACCTCCATGTAGTCCGCCGGCGCAAAGGCGCTGATGAACAGGTCCGGAACCCCCTCCGGGACCAGTTGGGCACTGCCATCGTCCACGAACGGCTCCCCGTCATGCTTGCCGCGATAGCGCTCCCAGACCACGCCGCCGAACTCGAACGACTGGCGACGGTCACCCCGCAGTTGCGCTGCCTGCAGGGTGTTCAGGTAAGTGCCGCGCACTTTGGGGTGATCAATGAGCTTGGCCCAGAAGTTCTTGCCACAGAACGCTCGCGAACCGGTGCTGGTGACGTTACCCAGCGCGTCGTCCTGCTCGTCGAGCAGGTCGGCAAGAATGCCGCTCAGGTCACCCTCGGGGTTACCCAGTTCGAGCGATCGCGGCTTGGGCTTCCTCAGTCCGAAGGCCTGGTAGATATCCAGCAGCACCGTCGAACCGTCGGCATCGAGAATCTTGCCCTTGATGGCGCCGATGCGCTGATACTCGTGGGTCAGGTCCAACTGGCGGCGCGCTTTTTCCAGGCGCTTGGCCACGACCGCCTCGGCGGACTGCAGCTCGGTCCGGCTACCCACCGCACGGATGCCCTGGATTTCATCGGCCAGGATCTGGAACGTCTGCGGCAGGTGAACGGTGTTGAAGGGGACCAGTTGACGCTTGTCACCGGTCACGACCTGGCCTACGCCGCCGCGGGCTTTCGCCTCCACCAGTTGCAGCGTGGTGCCGTCCTTTTCGATCTGCACCACCAGCGAGGACACACCCTGTTCCTCGAACAGGCCCAGCGCGGCGAGTTGCCCCGGCACCGGGTGATCGGTGTTGATCACCGCCAGCAGCGCCTCCACCGAGAACGCCTCATCTTCGAAAATGCTGATTTCAGCCATGTGAATACTCCAGAAATGAAAAACCCCGCGCAGGCGGGGCTTGAGGTGGTTGAGGGACGGAGGAGGATCAGGTGCGAAGGATGAGGCCCAGCGCCTTGAGGTCGGCCTCACCGGCAGCATCCAGGCCGGTCAGCAGGCTGGCGATCACTTCGGCATCACGGACCACGGCCACCGCCTTGACGTCGGTATCCGTGGCATCCACTGGTCCGAACAGAATTCCGCCAGCCGCACGACGGCCGTCATCGGCACCGTCGTCGTCGTAGGGCGTCCACTCGCCGAGCCCTGCCAGCACCTGCAGGTTGAAGCGATCACCCACCACGAAGTCGGTGGCCCCGTCGGAAAGGGTGAAGCCGATTCCGCCGCCGGTGAACGCCTGGCCGACTTGACCAGTGCCCACCTGGCGTCCCTGCGGGTCGACCACCTCGAACTTGCCGCCATTGGCTCCGGCCTCGGTGATTTCCAGCACGTAGGTGCCGCTGATGGCGGCGCTGGTCACCACGGTGGCACCGACAGTGCCGTCACCGGTGTTCCCTGCCGCCGCGGTCGCGCTCAGCGCATTGGCGGCGGTGATGGGGGCGATCAAGGTACCCGCCACCAGCCGGCCGGAGCCGGCGGTGATGACGATGTTTTCGCGGCTGCGCGAGCCGTTGGCCTCCGACAGGACGAACTCTCCGGCGTGAACGCCTTCGGTCTTGATGGTCATGCTTGCTTTCCTCCTTTCGAGGCATTGAGCCGGCGCTTCGCGTACACGTCGCTCGGCGCCGGGGGTTGGTAAGCCTTGTTCTGCGGCTGATCGTCCGTCGGTACGCGGTTGTCGATCTCCACCTGGGTGCTGCGCGCTACGATCTTGTCGTACAGCCGCAGGCGGGCGCCGTCGGCATCCAGGCCCTCCTCGATGAGCGCCTTGGCCTCATCGGGCATTTTCGCGACGAGGCATACCGACCGGACGGCCTTCGCCCGGTCCAAGGCCGCGCGCGCAGTCTCGCGATCTTTCAGGCCCGAGGCCTTGATCAGATACGCCGCGCAGTCGGCCAGACCGGCCTGGGCGCAGTCCGCCGTCAGCTCCGCAGCCAGTTCGGCCGACGTCGGGGCGGGGTCACCCGCCGGCTCCTGGCTGGCCAGCAGCCGGCGCGCCGCGTCAGGCGTGTTGCGATAGCGATTCAGCACCTTGCCCAGGCGTGCGTTCACGCCGACCGGCTCGGCCGCGCCGAGCACCTCGTCCACGAACCCCTTGTCCTTCGCCTCGGGTGCGGTGAGCCAGGTTTCGTCGTCGATCATCCGGCGCAGCTCGGCGTCATCGACATTCAGCGGCCGATGCTGGTAGCTCGCCACGATGCCCTCGAACGCCTGGTCCATCATGTCGGCGACCTTGCGCAGGTCTTCGCTGTCGCCTGCCGCGAGGGTCCAGGGGTTGTGGATCATGAACAGCGCGTTGTCGGCCATTTCGACCCGGTGTGCACCGCAGGCCGCGACACTGCCCGCGCTGAAGCAGGCCCCGTCGATCCGGGCGGTGCAGCGCTCGCCCAGGGCCCGGAGCGCGTTGTGGATGGCGATGCCGTCGAAGAGGTCACCGCCGATGGTGTCGAAGTGGACCAGTACCGGAGAGGTGCCGTCGTCGACTGCTTTCAGGTCGCGGATGAAATCCGCGGAGGTGATGCCCCAAAAGCCGATTTCGCCGTAGATGTAGATCTCGATGGAGGCGGCCGAGCCGGTACCCTCAGCGCTCAGCGCCTTGACGCTGTACCAGTGCTCGGCCTGCAGATCCGGCGCGCCCTGCGCCTTGTTCTGGATGCGCGGATCGGCGAGCGTGCCAACGCCCAGCAGCGCCCACAGGGCGGCAAGCGCCAGGGGCTGTTCATTGCGTTTCTTCATGGGTGTCCCCTTGGTCTCTCACCGGTTGCCCGGTGTCGGTGGTGTAGTGCAGGTTCAGGCTCTCGGCCCGGGCGTTGTCCTGGGCGTTCTCCCGGTCGATCACCTCGGCGTCGTATCCGGTGCGTAGCGCATGCTCGCTCCGGCTGGCGAGGCCTCCGCCGATCTCCAGCAGCTTGCCCTGGACGTCCTGCACCGGATGGATGTAGGCCCAGCCCTGCGGGATCCAACGCGTGCGCAGGAACTCACGTCGCCGCGCCGGATAGTCCGGCAGGTCGACTGCTCCGCTGAGGTACGCGGTATCCAGCCACCACGCGCGCACCGGGCGGCAGAGCTGGTAGACGTACACGCTGAATTGAACCTGTTCGATCCGGCGCCGAAACTCGTTGAGCAGCACCCGCAAGGTGCGGTCGCTGATATCGCCCATGTCGCCGGTGAGCAGCTCATACGGCAGGTCGACACCGACCGCCGCTGCCATCAGTTGCTGTCGCATGAAGTCGACGTAGGTGTTACCGGCGTCCGGCGGGTCGGAGAAAACCACCTCCTCCCCTTCCAGCAGTTCCTGCATGGTCCCCGGCTCCAGACCGACCATCGGTGTCCCGTCGCGATCCTGTGCAGGAGCCAGCCCGGTCGACGGATCGAAGATCGGCGCCCCATCCTGTCGAGGCCTGGTGATGAAGCCGGCGAACAGGTTGGAGACTTCCTGCCTGAACAACACTGCGTCGTCGTAGTTATCCAGCGACTTCAGCCGCAGGAGAACCGGCGACAAGCGCGGCACACCGCGCAACTGGCCACCCTCCAGCGGTTCGAAGATGTGCAGCACCTGGTCCGCCGGGATGCGGTTGAGCTGGTTGTAGCCGCGCCGTGGCGCTGCCGGATCGCCGGGATGGCTCTGCCACATCCAGTAGGCAACCCGGCGGCCGATGGCGTCGAACTCGATTCCTGCGCGCACCACGTTGCCGCTGCGGGTCTTGAAATTGCGATCCACCGGGACGAAGTCAGGCGGGAGCACCTGCAGTTGCAGAGGTACCGCCAGGCCGTCCTCCGGCCGCCGGTTGCGGCGCCTCACGAAGCACTCGCCCGCTTCCTCGACCATCCGCGCAATGATCATCTGCAGGCCGTAGAAATCGGTACGGTCATCCGCGTCCGACTCGTCTACCCAGTCCTCCCACAGCAGGTTCAACGCCTCGCGCAACGCCGCGTCGTCCAGACGTGCGCGCGGCGTAATGCCGGTGCCGATCAGGTTGCTGACGCGCTTGCTGATCGCGCTCGCGGCGTAGGGGTCATTCCTCACCGCCGCTCGCGAGCGCTTGCGCAGGGTCGGCAATGCCGGAATGGCTACCGCATTCAGCGCCGCCTCGGGCGCGTCCCAGCCAGCGGCGCGGCGTCCGGTGCCAGCGCCCTCGTAGCTGTTGCGAATGCGCTTCGACGTGATTCGGTATCGGGTAGCCATCAGATCCCCTTGCCTCCGCTGTAGAGGCGAACCTGGCGCGAGCGTCGGTTGTTCGTAGCCGCCTCCAGGGCTGCGGCTTCGGCGTACTGCTGCTCTAGAACGCGCAGACTCGCCAGTTGCGCGCGGTCGACCTGGCGGTCTCCCTTGCGCACCGACTGCCCTTTTTTCAGGATGTCCTGAATCGCCACCCGGACCTCGTCCAGGCGCTGCTGCGCTGTGCTCATGCTGACCTCGTCTATCGGCGGCTCAGATACCCGCTGCGCGAGGTACGCCGGCCAGTTGGTTGGGATGGTGGGTTCGCGCTCCGCGTGGGAGGTAACGGCCGCACTGGGGCGCTTGGCGCCTCGTTCTGCGGCTCATGCTCGTCCGCCTCGTCGGCTGCGCTGGGCACCGTGGCGACTGGGTCGGCGAACAGGCTGCCTTGACCTACCGCTGCGCGCAGGCTGCTCCACTGCGGAGCGTGATAGCGATGCAGGCCGAGGAAGTGGGCCGCGGCCAGGTTGTACACGATGAGGTCGAGGGCCTCGTTTCGCTCCGACTTGGCCTTGACCCAGTCGGTGCGCTTGAACCCCTTCACGTAGCGGACCACCTTGCGCTCGGCCACGCACTGGTCGAAGAAGTCAGGCGGCAGGTCTGCGGAGAAGTGCAACGCCCCGGGGCCATCCTTGAGGTGGTAGCGGTTGTAGACCCAGTCCTTCGCCGTGTCGGTGCCGACCATCCATAGTTCGGCGCCACTCTTCTCGGTGTTGCCTTGCCAGGTGACGTCGACCTTGGACGGCCGCTGGGCCAGCACAGGGCGGCCGCGCTTGCTCGCCCCCTTCACCGCCAGCACGTTTCGCCAACGGCGCAGGCGGGTGAACTGGTAGACCTCATGGGTATGGTGTCCACCCGAGTCGATGCAGACCGCGCAGATGGCCAGGTCCACACCGCTGACGTGCCGATATCGAGCCTTCAGGCGCTCGTCGAGCAGCGCCCAGGTCCGCTCGTCGGTCGGGTCGCCAGGGATCACCTGGAAATCGACCGTCCAGCGCTCCAGGCCCTCGCCCCAGCCCATCACCAGCATTTCCAAGCGGTTGTGCTGGGTATCGACCGCCGCGGTCAGCAGCAGCGCTCCGGCGGGTACCAGACCCAGCCGATGCCCCTCGGCCTCGGCTCGCTTGCGCAGCTCGTCCGCCTTGGTCATTTCCTCGGCGCTGTCTCACAGCCGGGCCAAGCGGGTGTTGTAGAACACCTGCATGGACCCGGGATCGCCCTTCTCCTGTAGACGCTTGGCCTCGTCGTACTCCTTCGCCAGGTCCGTCCAGGTCAACCAGCCGGGAGGCGCATACAGCGCGCTCAGGGTGAAACTGACGGTCTCGCCGTCACCGACGGCATGGGCTCGCCACTCGCCAGCGGACAGCATGGCCGCCTTGTGGTGCTCCTCGATCAGGGCGCCGCACTCCTCGTTGCAGCACATGTACTGCACAAGGCGGTACTCGGGGTCGTACTTCAGGCCCTCCCACTCCAGCACCTGCATCGTTCCGCAATGCGGACACGGGACGTAGTAGTGCCGCTGGTCGCCCTGGGTGAAGAGGTCGGCGATCCGCGAAACGCCTTTCAGCGTGGGCGAGCTGGAGTAGTAGAACTTCGCGCGGCGGCCGAACGTCGAACCGCGCGCCTCGGCCTGCTTGACCGGGTCGCCGTCGTCGTCGACGTCCATTTCCCAGCGATCGATTTCGTCGCCGTACACGTACCGAGCGGACAACTCGGCCAGGTTGGAGGCCGAGCCGGCTGACGCGCAGTACAGCGCGCCACCCTCGAACTCCTTGGTGTCGAGCGTGTTTCGCGAGTCGCGCGAGCGGGCCTTGGCAACGCGCGCGGTCAGCACCGGCACGGCCTTGATCGTCTTGTCGATCCGTCCTGATACCCGCTTGCTCAGCTTCTCGGTGGGCAGCAGCACCAGGATGTTGGCCGGTGCCATGTGGATACAGCCGCCGATCCAGTTCAAGGCGACCTGGGTCTTCATCAGCTGCGAGGCGATCATGGTCACCACGCGCTTGGCTGGGAACAGCGGCGACAGGCAACGCATCGGCTCGCGCGCATAGGGGGTCCGGTCGGTGTGGTACTTGCCCGGCTCGGCCGCCCCCGTATCTGCCGGGATCATCTGGAACTCGTCCGCCCACTCATCGATCCATAGTTCGGGGTCAGGCTTCAGTCCTCGACGGTATGCCGCCAGGTACACGGCGGCACCGTCGGCATACGGTTGTTCCATGGTTCAGTTCGGCTCCTTGCCCCCTTGTTCGATCTCGGCATCGAGCTGCAGGAGGCGGTCGGCATCTTCCAAGGCACGGCGCAGCGCCTGGGTCAGGCGGCGTTCGATCTCCCAGGGGTCGGTCAGTGTCACCAGGTCGCCGGCGATCTTCGGCGGCACGCTCATCAACAGATCGCGCAGGGCGCGCGCAGCGGTGAAGGCCGCGGAGTCGACACGCGCGCGCTCGACCGTCTCGCCACGGCTCTTGCGGTGTTCGTCTTCTGCCAGCAGAGCCAGGGCGTACTCTCGCCGTGCGCGGGCTTTCTGGTAGTCGGGCAGCGGTACGGTCTGCCCAGGTGCCGGTAAGGCCGGGCTCGGGGCTGCACCTGCGCCTATGTGGGCGTACACGCCCTTCTCCACCCGCTCCTGCCGGTGCCGCTCGGCCACGGCAGCCTTGCTCGGGTCTGCGCTGGCGGCCAGCAATTCGTCGCTCGCCTGGACGTCGACCTTTCCGTCGGCGGTGAGGACGAGGCGTCCTTGCCGGACCAGCTTCGACACGTAGGCGCGCGACCAGCCTTGGCGGTCCGCGAACGCTGCCTTGGTCATGAACTCCATGTACGGTACCTGTTAACCACGATGAACCGAGGGGGGTTAACCCGGTTAACCCTGTTAACTAACTTCCCGGCCCAGCCACTAGCGCGAGAACGGGGTTCGAATCACCCTTGTCCGGGGCTGCGCTTCAGGGGCCCCCGGTGCTTTTCGAGTAGCACGTCACTGCCCCGCTTTTCGCGATACCCCGCCCGTGGGTGGCCATTGCCGGCTCGGGTTGAACCAACCCCGCTCCGCCCGGCCAGGCCACCCGCCAACGGTTCAGCGCAGCGCTTTCGCCAGGGCCCGCTCGATGTTCGCCTCTAGGCGCGCGTCGTCCTCGGCAACACGCCGAACGACTTCGTGAAACTGGAAGCGCACGCGGTACTGAGGCTGGCGGACGAAAGCGAGGACCATAGTCAACGTCCGTCCACGGCGCTCGGCGATGCCAATCGGCCGGCGGCCACGGCGCATCACGAAGTACGCCAGTTGGTGTCCCTTCGCCAGGGAGCGCGCCGACTGAGTGGCGTTCCCTTTGAACCCCGCTCGGTATTCCAGGGCGCCCAGGCCGGAGAGGATCTGGATCATCTGGCCGCGGCTCATGTTGCCGTACTGGTCCAGCCGGGCGCCCTCCGCTGGAACGACGAACATGCCCGCAGGCAGAATGCCCCGGGCCCGGAGGTTCCGCTCCGACGCCTTGACCACCCTCGGCCCCCCGAAGACTTGGGGAGCCACCCAGTCCTCCGGCGCCTGCCCTTTCGAGGCATGGTCCTTTTCGTCCTTCACCCACAAGGCCGCCTCAAGGCGGCGCGAGGTGGCATGCAGGATGCGGATGGCGTTGCGGGTGAACGGTGTCGGCCGGTCGAAGACCTGGTCGATCTCCCCGACCAGCGCCTGATTCGCCTGGTTCGCCGTGTGGTTCAATGCATCGGCCAACACAGCAGCAGGCAAGTCGCCACCGAGCTGCTGCAAGGACCGAACGGCGTCGTCCAAGTCCCGCGCAGTGATAGCCCCTCTCACTCCGAGTCGGCTCGACGAGGCGGCACCTCAGAACCGCCCGCTTTCCGCTCAAGCCAACGTGTGTAAAAACCAGATGCCACATCGGCGCCGAGGCACGCGACCACGCTACCGAGCGCGGCGGCAACCGGCAGCCCCGCACCGCTCGCCGTGGCGAGCAACACCGAGGCCAGGCCGAACACCACCGACGCCCCCGAGCGCAGCAGGACACGTTTCAGCAGATCGCTGACCGTCAGCCCTGCCGCCTCGGCGCGCCACAGCTCCCCGGACAGGCCGGCCATCGACACCAGCACGAACAGCCAGGTCGGGATATCGCTCAGCGTCTGCTGAACGTCGTTCTCTGTCGCCATGTTCACCTCGGTCTGAGTAGGCGGCCCGTCCCTGGACCCGACACCCCACCAGGGAGGCAAAGGCGCCGAAGTCGAGCCAATAAAAAACCCAGCACGATGGCCGGGTTCCGATGATGTGGAGCGTGTGCCTCAGTGGCGCACCTCTACGAGAGTGCCTACTTTTTACCCCTTCAGTTCGGTGGCAGCAACCCCGTTTCATTGCCACCTTGCGAATATCCCATGAACGCCTGGGCAATCCCTGGCGAATACTCGGTGAATATCTGCCTACGGTTATCAAGCGCCTCCGGCGCTGTCCTACTGGTCAGTAGGTGGGTCAGCAGGTGGGACAGATAACCCATTGTTTTATATGGCGTTGTCCTACTGTCCCACTTGTCCTACTACTTTCTACGCATATAAGAGAAGAATAATAAGAGCACACGCTACGCGCGTGCGCGCGCGCAATGCGCGCCTATGTGCGGGCGGGTGTGTGAAAGGTGGGACAGTGGGACAGCCCCAGCGGCGACGGGGCTTTGCGCTGTCCCGCCTCGAAAAACGAAGCGGGACAGAGTAGGACGGTGGGACAGCGCCCGGCCAAGTCAGGCCGCCCGCCGCAGCAGGATTTCAGCAATGGCCGCATGGGCCAGGTGCAGGCGCTGGTAATACTGAGTTCTACCGCACCCGCACGCTTCCCATTTCATCGGGTCCGACATGTCGTAGTCCGTGTAATGCAACCGCACCACCCGCTCGATGGGCGGCGGAAGGTGCTTGTTCACAATCAGCTCAATGTCCGCCGTGCGATCCAGGGGACAGCGAGCCCCCGCTGTGGAGCGAGTCAGGTTTCCCCTGGTCGCCATCAGCATAGCAATCACATTGCTCCCGCCGCTAGCGTTGCCGGCAGAGCCTACGCCGTTCGGTGGGTGCAGCTCGGCGGCCCAGGTCCGTAGCATCTCGTCAATTGGCTTGATCAAAATGCGGCCTCCTTCTGCGTCGGCTGTCCCTTCCACGACGGCGGCCGCTCGTAGCCCCACGGTCGCACCGGCGATTTACCGGATGCGGGCAGGCGTCTACGCCGCCAGCCCAGACGATGCATGATGTGTCCAACTCGCATCTGCTCCGGCTTGCCCCAATGCCCGAAGTCGAGGTTGAGCGCGCCCCCCAGCAGATCGGCACTGGTAACGGTCTCGCCCACGTATCCCTCAAGCCAGCCGATCAGCTTGTGCTCCCAGGCGTCAACCGTGTAGCGCTTGTCCTGCTCCTCCTCGAACAGCGCGCGCTCTTCACGCGAAACCCACCACTGATCCCCGGCGCGGTAGCAGAACAGCGCTTCGGCCCATAGTTGGTCCCGGATCTCGCGCAGCAGGTCCAGATCCACCTTCGTGCAGAGGACCGGCCAGTATCGACGGTTGCCGGTGGTGTCTTTCAGGTACTCGTCTTGGTTGGTCGTACCCACGAAAACACACTGTCGTGGCACATCGCGGGTCCTGCGGCCATAGCTCTCGCGGAAGGTATCGACCGAGGCCGAAAAGAACTGCTTTGCCTTCGTGCTGTCGGCTTTGTTGAACGCATCCAACTCGCCCAGCTCGCTGATCCACTTGCCGCGCAACATCTGGAACGTCTCTTTGTCACCGAGCACGAACGGGGTATCCATGAACCACTCGCCGCCCAGCACCGACATGGCGGTCGACTTGCCTTCGCCCTGCAACCCTTCGAGGATCAGCACCGTATCCATCTTGCAGCCTGGGCGCATAACACGCGCAACAGCGCCGATCAGCCAGCGCTTGCCGGCCTTCATCGAGTACGGGGTCTCCTCCACGCCCAGGGCCCTGCTCAGCCAATGCTCGATCCGCGGCGTACCGTCCCACTCCAGGCCCTCAAGGTACGCCCGCACCGGGTGAAAGCTGTTCTTGCTGGCCACCACCGACACCGCTTCCAGCACCGGCGGCACCTTCGTCAGCAAACCGTACTGCTGGGCCAACCACTCGCACGCCAGCATGTCGTCCAGATCTGTCCACTCCCCCGTACCACCACCATAGGGCGGAGTCCGCAGCTTCATGGTCTTGGCGCTGAACTCGTCGTAGCCGAGCACTCCGTGCCAGCGCTCATCGTTCTGAAGGATCAGACTGATGTTCACCATGTGCGCCGCCAGGCCGCCGCCCTTGATCCGCAGAAGGCAGTCACGCCAGCCCCCCTCAGCCGGTGGCCGGACCACCGCCATGACCTGGGCGCGAACCACCTCCAGCCCCTCGGCACAGTGCAGGTCGTTGAAGTCAGTCCAGCCCTCCTCCCGCTCGCTGCCGAAGCGAGGGAGTACGAACTGGCCGCCGAGGATCGTAGCGGCGTTCTCCGCAGCCTGAGCGCCCGGATTCCAAGGCGACCCGTCCTGGCGGGTGGTCTTCCAGTCGTCATCGCCACAGAAGATCAACGGCCGAGACGGATACTCGGTCTGCATCGCCTTGCCGACCGGCAGCAGGTTGCCGGCGTCGAAGGCGATGCAGACCGCACAGCCCGTCGCCATGTGCAGGCTGACGCCGGTCGCGTACCCCTCGGCAATCAGCACCGGCTCGCCGGGCTCGGGGCGCGGACCGATCAGGCAGAACGCTCCTTCCTTCTGCATGCCGTAGGGCCAATACGCCTTGTCCCGGCCGGTATCGGGCTGCTTTTCGGGGTAGATGATTTGCAGTCCCACCAGCCCCTTGAGGGTCCGCATGGGCACCATGAAACGCCCGCCGTAACCGTAGCGACCGCCAATCCCGACGATTTGCTTGCGGTCGAGATACGGCGCCTTGCCTTTCTCCGATAACCGCTCCCACAGCCGCGCGGCGCCCTGGGCAGCACGCTGGGCGGCATAGGCGGCCTTCGCTGCCGCCTTGCGCTTGGCCTCCTCCTGCCGCGCGTGCATCAGCTCGCGCTCCTCGGCAGTCAGGCGAACACCCTTGAGCTTGAATTTCTCGTTGAGATCCTGCCGCCAGTTGCCGAAGCGCCCGAAATAGAGGGTCTTGCCGCTGGCAGTGGTGTATTCGTGCAGCACGTACCAGCCGGTAGCCTCCCCGTTCCGGTCGCTCTCGACCTTACAGCGCACCAACTTCCCGAACACCCAGCTCGGGCTCCGCTTGGTGAAGGGTTCAATTCCATGGTCTCGAAGCTGATTCAGCACTTCGTCCAAGGCTTCGTTACTCACCGGCGCCCCCTCCGCTCGTTGAAGGACTGGCATTCGATGCAGGTTTGGCACCCCGGCACAGCTTCGCGACGGCGCGGCGGGATCGGCTCGCCGCAGCACTCGCACTCATGAGCCGATTCGCCAACCGCCACCAGCGCTCGGGCAGCCAATGCCGCCTCCATGCGCTCCAGCACCAGGTCATTGGCGTGATCCGCGATATCAGCCATTGGCCACCTCCCCGCGTTCGGCGCCCTTGGTGGTCTGGTGGACGTAGCGGGCACGCTCGTAGAGGCCGACCGCCGCGCGGATGATGCTCATCGCCAGCTTTTGGGTTTCCGCCAGCTCGGCCGCGTCGATGCGGCCGTCCTCGATATGGCGCGCGATGGTGGTCGCCGCGTTGGCCGACGTGTGCAGGATCTCGCCGGCGCCGGCAATCAGGCTGGCCGGCACATCCTCGAACTGAAGCGGCGAAACGAAGAACCACAGGCTGTCGCCCAGCTCGGCATGCAGCGCGTCGAGCACTACCGCCCGCCCCTCGGCCGACACGTACCGCAGGAAGTCGAGCACGTCGTAGATGTTGAGGATGTGGCTGGTGTGGCTGGGATCGAACTTGTGGGAGGTGGTGGAGACGCTGCGGCCGGTGGAGTGAGCGAAGCCGGTGATGCCACCGTGGCACATGCGTTGATTGCGAGCGACGAGGTTGAGCGCTTCGCCCAAGGGAAGCACCTCGCGGCCCATACGGTCGAACTGATCCGCGAACGAGGGTCGGGACATGGCAATTATTCCTGTTTACTGCCAGTGCCACGACGCCACCAACCTTGTTAGAGTAGGCGCCGTGGTCACATTGCATGGTGGTCACAAGGCAGATGGCCGCTCTGTGGTGGAAACGCCATCTGCCACAATGGCCGGGTGATCGGCATCCCTGATCACCCGACCGTTACAGCCAGCAGCTCTGTGGTGGAGAGGCTGGCAACCCCAAGGCATCCGTGCCTTGGTTCGGGATGGCAGGGCCGGTCAGGCTTGGGCATGCAGTGCGTCCAACCTGATCAGCCTTGCCGGCCCACCCTCGGTGGTGGCGAGGGGTTTGTTACGTGAGCCGACGCTGTTTTGTCGGCCTGCTCCGGCGCCAGAGGCTCCGGAACAATTCGGCCTGAGCCCGACCAACATCGGGCACTTGCCACAACTCCAGCCCCGCAAAGGCTGGCCACCTACCTCAAGGAGCTATCCATGAGAATTGCTAACAAAGAAAAAACATTCTCCTTCCCATTCGAAGCGCGCCTGAAAACTCTGGAAGAAGATGGCAATGCCAGCGACAGCGAGAAACTGGCGGCTATCAACACTTACGAGCGTCTGCTGACTGCAAAAGCGATCGTCAAAGACTTCGAAGGTGACAACGGCAACGACACTGCTTTACTGATCAGCGTCTTCGAAGAGCTTTGTGCCGAAGCACATTCTCTTTCAGTGGTCGAGGACTGATAGCGACGTACCACCTCACAGCCAAAGCGGGCTCGGTCTTCGGGATCGAGTTCGCTGCAACGAACTTCCTCGATCAGAGCAGAGTACGAACGGCGGCGGGTAACCATCACCGCACAATTAGGGTCAGTGCACATAGGGACTTTCCTCTAAGCAGCGACTCGAACCTTCGAGTCAGGACGGGGGAACAATTGAGGCAAATCGGGGCGCAACTCCCACGCCTCGACGGCTCCGCCTACGGCGCTGACGACCGTCGGCACTCGCTCAGCCGGAACGCGTCCAGCCTTGAGCCACTTCCAGACGTGTGGCTGCTTTACGCCGCATCGGCGCGCGAGTTCGGACTGATTGCCCTTACACAAGGAGAGGACCGCCTCCAGTGCCTCGCGGCATTGGGTAGCGTTAGATTTCGTTGCAGTCATGGCGTATAGCTCTGTGGTGGAGAACATGCGCAAAGACTACAACCTTAGGAATAGACCGGTCAACACCCAAAGTTAAAACAAAACCTATAACCTTGGTCTTAGAATGGGCTGATGAAATACGTACCGAGAGATCTACTCCCCACCCTAGCCGAACGACTCCGCTATGCGATGGAGCAGCTAGGCATGAGCCAACCAGCAGTCGCCAAGGCGGCGGGCTGCTCACAAACCACTATCTTCAAGATTCTCGAAGGCCAAACGCGCGAGAGCAGAAAGACCGGTGCCATTGCGCGAGGAATGGGTATATCTGTTGCATGGCTGGAGAACGGCGAGATGCCCGCCACCGTTACTCCTCTGCACAGAGCAAACAGAGATGCAGATAGAGCAGCGAGAGTTACCCTTGAACCCATTTCCCCCTGGGACAGCAACACCCCTCTGGATGATGATGAGGTAGAGGTCCCCTTATATAAGCAAGTTGAGATTGCTGCTGGGCATGGCAGGACCGCCGTCCAGGCGGAGCCCGGCCGAGTATTGCGCTTTTCCTACGCAACGCTACGTGCGTGCGGCGTCTCTCCGTCAAACGCCTTGTGCGCCACAGTTACAGGTAAGAGCCAGGAACCTCTTATTCTGAGCGGAGCAACAATAGGAATTGACTGCGGAATGACACGAATCCTCCCCGGCCAACTGTATGCAATCGAACAAGACGGGGAACTAAGGGTGAAGTTTCTGGAACGCCTCGACGGGGGCGGCCTCAAGCTGGTTAGCTACAACGACGAAGAGTATCCAAGCGAGAGCTATACGTTCGATCAATATCTGGAAAGACAAATGAAGGTGCTTGGCCGCGTTTTCTGGTGGTCCACCATTCGACCGCTCAATGCTCCTCCCATCCCAAGATGCTCTCGCCCCAAGAACTAAAACATTAGTTGTTGACCGAATCTAAAACTTTAGTCATAGTTACCTCGACTCTCCACCACAGAGACGAGGTAACACCATGCAACGCTCTGCCACGGTACACGTCCACCCGGCCTGTACCTCCTCCCCCCAACAGATCCAACGCCTCCAGGCCGACACTGGCTGCCTTGTCGTCATCTTCAACGGCAAAGCCCAGCTTGTAGCTAGCCGTACCTCGGGCCGCCGTCATGTGGTAACCGCCACCTCCCCGTTTGGAGGTGACGCGGCATGACCTACGCACTCCGTCAACCGTCCTTTGTGCGGCTCAAGGCTCAGCTCAGCCTCAACGGCCGCTTCAACCACGCCCTCTACGACGCCGAAACCCGTCAAGCAGTCCACGTCACTCTCGACATTGAGCGCGGCGCTGGACAGGTCCACGTCATCGTTCGAATGGGCTCCACGCTGAACAGCCTGGGCCTCCCGCTCGACTCCCAGTCCAACGCCAACACCGTGGCCGACTACATCGAGTCCATCGCGAATGGCCGCCTGGACACCGCGGACGAGACCCCGGCTCGCCGCCGTTTCGACCAGGCTGCGTAGGGGGCCGCGATGAAAGACTTGTCCCTGCACCAGGCCGCGCAGCGCCTCGGCCTGAGCCGTCCCGAGCTGATCAAGCGCATGAAGGCGGCCGGCCTGCTCGACAGCAGCAACCTTCCAGCCGCACCGGTCCGCGACCGCCTCTACCTGCGCGCAAAGGAAACGTCCTGGCACCACCCCGAACTCGGCATGCAGTACAGCCACTCGACGAAAGTGCGCCCGGCCGGAGTGGCATGGCTGGCCGACAAGCTCGGCATCCCCCGCGTCTGCGCCCCAGCGGCCCCGGACCGCCGCGAAGTTGGCTGACGAGCCCCGGCCCCGCGAATACGCCCGCCAGATCGTCGCCCTTCGAACCATCGAGGAACGCAGGGCGGCCCTGGAGCGGGTGCCGGAACACCTACGGGAACTTGTACGAACCCACGTAGAGATCGCCTGGAACCACCCGAAGGGGACCAAATGAACAACGCACGCCGACGCCAACTGCAACAGATCACCGCTCAACTCGAAGAGATCCGCGAGCAGATCGAAACCTTGGTTAGCGAGGAGGAGGAGGCCCTGAACGCTATGCCCGAGAGCCTGCAAGCCAGCAACCGCGGAGCGCGCATGGAAGAGATCGTCGACCAACTCAACGAAGCAGCCAGCGGCATCGAGGACGCGGTAGCCGTGCTCAACGAGGCCGCCGCATGAGCACTCCGCACGACAACCAACCCGAGCTTCGCCTGACTCCGGCCCCACGCCCGGAGACGGTGGAACTCCTCTACCGCACGTTCGGCGATGTACTGATCCCGCTGGAGCAACTGCGCACCAGGTACTTCAGGAACCTCAACGAAGACAGCTTCAGCCTGGCCATCAAGGCCAAGCGGATAGCTCTCCCGTTGACCACCCTGGACCCCAGCCGCAAGGCGCCTTTGTTCGTTGACGTACGCCACCTTGCGGCCCTGATCGACTCCCGAGCCTGGCAGGCCGACGAGGCATATGCCCGACCCGGCAGTAACGAGTAACCACACCGGCCGCCACCACCGGCCATCCACCACCAATGGAGAAACCACCATGCATACCCAACACATCATTCTCGCGGCCACCACGCTAGCCGCGCTGCTGATCCTGATCGCCACCGCTTACCTTGCTGGCCGCAAAGACCGGAAGAACTCGCAACAGCAGGCGGTCGACGAGGCGCTCTATCTCTGCCGCGTCTCGCACGGCCAGGAACTGACTGCGCTGCATACCGACCTGATCAAGCTGCGCACCAATGCCCAGCGCCTGCAACAGGTCATAGATGAGCAGGAGGAAGAGATCAGCGACCAGAAGGAGCTTCGTCAAAGCATCGAAGCCGAGGCCACCGAGAAACTTGCGGATTGGCAGCAGCGCCACGAAGAGCAACAAGCGGAACTGAAGCGCCTGGAGACGGAGCTGGAGACAAGCATCGCGACCAATCATCGGCAGGCTGAGACCGCGAAGCTCCTCCGCGAGCAGAACTTGGCCGCCGAAGAACTGGACGCCATCCGCACCGCCAGTCGCCTCCTCAGCGGCCACGCTCGACAGTTCCAAAAGACCGGCACCACCAAGCGCAACGCAGACGCCGAAGCCCAACAGCAGCTCGCCGCGATCCTCCAGCGGCTCGCCATCACGGAGCTGGCCAGCCAGAGCGCAGAAGCTGAAGCGCAGGAGGCGGCATGAACTACTCCAGCCTCTCCACCTACGACCTGCTGAAGCACCGCAGCCACCACGTCGACAGCCTGACCCGCCTGCGCCGCGCCCAGCCGCAGTGGGACGAGGACGCTGCTCGACGCGGGGAAATCACGATGGCCGATATCAGCGACCAGATCCGCGAGATCGATTACCACCTTCGTCCGAGCGGCTGGGAGTCAGTCGACCTCGACTACTCCGGCGACACCGCCCCGATGTGCATGTGAGGCAGCGCGATGACTACTATCCCGGCTAGCCGCGTAGCGGCACAAGACCAGGGCGCCGCCCTGGCACACGCCACCCACAGCACCCAAGCCCCGGCCGCGCAAAAGCGCGGCGGCGGCCTGGCACGTCGCATCCAACTGATCGCCATCGCCCAAGGCCGCCAACCGATGCCCGAGGGTGGCGCTATAGAAAGCCACTGCTGCGCAGCAGCAGGCATATTCCAACCCAACCTTCAGCACACGCCGAAGGCACGCATACCCCACGAAAGGCTGCGCCGGGGCGCGAAGCACATAGCCACGCTTCGCTTAATGACTCGCTCACCCGCGCAGCTTGTCGAGGGGGGAAAGCGCCCACCGAAGCCCACCGATAACGCACTGATCCGCACGCTGTGCGCGCAGATCCGCGAGCAGAACCAAGAGATTGCCGCGCTGCGCATCGCGAACACCGACCTCCTCCAGCGCCTGGACAAAGCCGAAGGGGGACGGGCATGACCGCTTTCCGACGCCACGATCTCGCCCAGGTCATCTCCCAGGCCCAACTCCCTCTCGGCCCTCGCGAGTCTCCGAACATCGATCTCTTCGCCTCCGCCGAGCTATGTCGCTTCAGCAGCCACTGCGCACACCATTACAGCACAGCGCAACACAGCTATTTCGTCGTTTTTCTGGCTGTCGAAGAACACCAACTGACTGCGATCTGGCTCGGCATGAAAAACGACTATTTTCTAGTGTCGGCCCGCTTACACAAGCACAGGCACATACCGGAGTCAGAAACTTTAGCCACTGCCCAGGAAAATCTCGACTTACTAATCCAGCGACTTTGGCAGAGGTGGCCCGTCAATTTTTTTTCTACTTGTTCCCAATGCTTTAAACATGGAGGCCTCATCGCCCAACTCCGGAATAAATGCCTCAGCATCAATTACCAATCTCGCTATAGCGCGATCAATTACCACCTCCAAAGGAGCCAGGCGATGAAACTCCACACTTTCTGGCTCATCAACTTGCACTATCTGACACAGGTCCGAAAGAGCATGCTGCAGCTCCAGCCAAGCCAGTGCACTATCCACTGTTGGCAACTGGTTAAAATTAACCGACCTCATGGTGCTGAGGTATTCAGAAGTTCCAAAGAGCGCTTGCTGTTGGTCCCCCCTTTTCTCCTTCACGGAAGATATAACCATTTTCCCCAGCTTTCCAGCATGCTTCGCAACTCCAACCGTCTGCTTAAGCATCAGCTTGTTATCTTCGGTTTGTTTCCGACGCTGAATTCGCTTATCAAGCACAAAGAAAATCCAACTCACAAAAATAGCGACAACACTGCCAACCGCCTGAACCCAGGCCGGAGCATTGGCGCTACTCCATCCCCAAGACCATATCCAGCACCCCAGCAGCACCATAAAGGGAGAGACCAGTACGCAGCCCAAAAGATGACTAGGACGCAACTTTATTGTGACTTCCTCTTGAAACATGGCCATCCCCCTGCCATCAGCGATAAACGAAGCATGCAGACACCAAGGCAAATGGTCCAGGGGGAGACGGCATGACAGCATTCTCTGCCTCCACTCCATCGCAAGCCATACCATGCTCGCGGATTGGCGCTGACCTGGTACTCGGCGAACAACACAACATCATCAGTGTTTCCGGCGGTAAGGACAGCACAGCTACGCTACTGCTAGCCATCGCAATGGAGGCCCCAAACATCCGAGGGGTCTTCGCCGACACCGGCAACGAGCACGAGCTGACGCTGGAATACATCGATTATCTGGAGCAGGTCACTGGCGTGATCATCGAACGCCGGCGTGCTGACTTCTCTCGGCAGATCGCCGGCAAGCGCCGCTACATCGAAACCAAGTGGCGCGACCAAGGCGTGGCTGAGAGCCTCATCGAGGCCGCGCTGGAAGTGCTCCAGCCCACCGGCATCCCCTTCCTCGACCTCTGCCTGTGGAAGGGGCGCTTCCCCTCCCGCAAGGCGCAGTTCTGTACCGAGGAGCTGAAGCGCAACGTGATTATTGAGCAGGTGATGCTCCCGCTCCTCGACGGACAGAACATGGTGCTGTCGTGGCAGGGCGTACGCCGTGAAGAGTCCGTGGCACGGCGCTACTTGCCCGAGTGTGACGAGGTGGGTGGCGGGCTGTTCAACTACCGGCCGATCCTCACCTGGCCAGTGGAAGCCGTTTTCGAGGCCCACCGCTATGCCGGCGTGAAGCCCAACCCGCTCTACAGCCAGGGCATGGGGCGCGTCGGGTGCATGCCATGCATCAACTGCCGCAAGGGCGAGCTGCGTGAGATCGCCCTTCGCTTTCCCGAGCACATCGACCGCATCGAGCAGTGGGAGCATCTGGTGCGTGCAGCCTCCAAGCGCGGCGGCGCGACGTTCTTCGCCGGCTCCAACGCCAAGCACCAAGGAGGCAGCATCAAGGACCTCAGCGCTGCCGAAATAGTCCGCATAGCCAACATCCGCCAGGCCGTGGAGTGGTCCCGCACCACTCGCGGCGGCATCCAGTATGACCTGATGGTAGAGACTGACGACGCCTCGGCCTGCTCCAGCGCCTACGGCCTCTGCGACGGAGAGTGGGAGCCCGTGAACGTAAAGGAGCTTGCAGCATGATCACAACTAGGACCGCAAGCATGGCCGACCAACGTACGATCACTATCCCAGCATGCGAGCAGCACGGCGGCCAGCTCTCCATGACCGTTACCGTTCCGTGGCACTGCCGAGAATGCGGCCTACCGCGCGGCGAACCATTCCCGAGCCGCAGCTTCGACGGCGGCCGTCAACTCGACGTCGATTCATGGAACAACTCCTGCGGGCACATCGAGAAATACGCCGACATTCGCCAGGTTCTCGTCCAGCAGGCAGAGGCGGACATGCCGCAAACCGTCATCGAATCGCTCAAGGACCAGGCAACGGCGAGTCAGGGAGGGCTAAGCGATGCGTAGAGCACTGACCGCCCTTGGCCTGACCGCGGTGCTCGCCGTGGAGGTATTCCCGATCCTCCGCACGCTAGCAGCATGGCAAGCGGGGTGCTACTGATGAATACCCTGTTCCTTCTCATGGCCCAGTACAACGGCCTCGCCATCATCCCGCTGAATAGAGTATGCGCCGACTACTTCAGTCACCTGACTGTCGAGCAGTTCCAGCGGAAGGTCCTGGCCGGACAGATCCAGATCCCTATCACACGGATCGAGTCCAGCCAGAAGGCTGCCAGAGGCATTCACTTGGCGGACCTGGCGGCGTATCTGGACAAACAGCGCGAGGTCGCCCTGAAAGACCATGAACGGCTAAACCGAGCCCGACCGGCGGCCTGA